AAAAACAGTGTATAGACTATCGAAAAATTGAACGATGTCCCCCTCGAAAATCTCGACACCATTTAGGTCTTTGAGTCCTGTTGATTGCATGAGCTCGATTTCATCAAACTCAACTGACATTTCTGTACACCTTTCGGTGTCTCCCTGGTGACAGATATCTAAAAACTTGCTGTCGAATGAAATATTAGTAACATCGCACATCCATTTCAACGACTTCATCCACGCTCTAAATTTCGGAATCATGACATATCCTCCTTAAATAAACAAACTAGCTAACCAAATTAAAAATGCACATGTAATGATTTTCGAAATACTGCTCTTCACAGCATATGAATAATCCTCTTCAGATTCTTTTTTGCTGGGTAACACAGGCCAGATGAAAGATAGTAGTGCATCCATCCCTAATGCTTGCCAGACTGTAATTTTCCCAACTGGAACGATCGTTGTGATGATTTCATTCCAACCATACTGAACCACGAATGGCGATACAACAATTACAAATACAGAACCTAAAACAATACCTAGTTTTTTCATTTTACAAATCCTCCTCTTTCACAAACACCCCATCAACAATCTTGCCCTTTCGGTCTTTGATAGCATCATAGGCAATCTGCAAGCAACTGTCTGCATCTGTCCCGTTGAATAACGAAACAGAACTAATCACACTGTCGAGAAACATCAAGTCAGACTTAATCAGAGGCATCTGTGTCTCATTGTGACAGACATGAGCATATAGCTTCTGAGCAATATTCCCTAAACTCGAAACCATCAACAGCAATTCAAGTTCCTGTTGATTTGCTGAAATCTGAGCACCGTTCTTGATTTGTTGCTCAAGCCCAATCAATACGACTTGAATATCACCAAGCGCATCATAAATCAGCTCAGATTTGTCCTTTGCAATTCCCTCAAACAATTCTCCTTGCTCTTCCATCAGCTTCAAGAACTGCTTGACTGGATTCGCTTCATGTAAGTTTCGGTCAACAAACCATTGTTGTACTTTATTTTCTAATTCCGTGTTATTCATTATTTTTCTCCTAAAGTTCTTTTGCTATTGCAGCGATAACATTGACTGTCACGCTGTTTCCTGCTTGCTTGTATAGTTGACTGTTGCTGTTTACTTCTTGAGCTTTATCAAAAGCCCAATCTGGAAAACCTTGTAACCTCCAGCATTCACGAGGTGTTAGCTTTCTAATCCTAAAATCAGGATCAACCACGCCTTGACTCTCTCCAGTTAAGAGAGTATTTGCTATCTTCTTACCTACTCGCCCTCTGCGTGTTTTAGAGTTAGGGTGTGACAAATTCACGCTATCCCCAACCTCTGCTTCTGCATAACCTTGAGAAGTTGCCTCTGTTATTTTTAAAACATTGTTTTCGTGATAGCTATTCCTAGTCAAAGTAGGAGCGATATCATGTTCTCCGCCTTGATTATAACCGTGTGCTCTTTGAATAATTTTTACACCCTCCCCTTTATTTGTTGTGAGTGTGGGAGACAATCCAGTTGAATCATAAACCTCTCCATTCATCCCATTTCCTGAAGGATGGATGTTTCCGATGGACCTCACTTTCTGCGATTCACTTTCAATAATGTAAGACCCGACCCCTTGACTGTTTGGGTATCTGGTTGTAAGGGTATTTGTTGACTGTTCTTGATGTTTATCAACTTTTCTGCCAGTGTCTGAGAGAGGAAAAATTCTTCTGGTACGTTCTCCTCTAAGATGTCCGATAATGAACACACGTTCGCGATTTTGGGGGACTCCAAAATCCTTGCTGTTAAGCACTTGCCATTCCACATCGTACCCCAGCTCATCCAAGGTTGAGATAATGGTCTCGAATGTAATTCCGTTTTCGTGATTGAGGAGTCCTTTGACATTCTCAAGGAATAGATATTGAGGTCTGAGAATAGATGCGAACCTAGCAATTTCAAAGAACAAAGTTCCTCGTGTATCTTCAAAACCTCGTCTGTTTCCTGCAATTGAGAAAGCCTGGCACGGAAATCCTCCACAGATAGCGTCCACACGTCCGATTCTTCGAATAGACTCATCTGTGACTCTTGTAATGTCATGTAATTCAATTTCTCCCTTCGTGTCGTGTATAGCTTTATAACTGGCTCTTGCGAATTTATCAATCTCACAAAAACCTATACATTCATGACCTGCCGATTCCATTCCCAAACGGAATCCGCCGATGCCTGCGAATAAATCAAGAAATTTCAAATCCTCACCTTATCTCCAATTTTCACCTTCTCATACACTTCTTTCGTGACTACGAAAATGCCGTAATCACGAATCGTAATCGTGTATAACTTCCCATGTCGTCCTTTCTCAACGACCTTACCAAAAATCTCAGCGCATTGATTATCAGCCTTATAGACTACAATCGGTTTCTTCTCTTCTAAATCTCGAATCCTGCCCATCTGCCAGACATTCAATGCAGCAGATAGAAGAATCCAAATAGCTATAAATCGTTTCATTCTGTGACCTTCTTCTTTCCTCTCATGAATTTCGGCATTTCACCGTGATATTCTTCAAGAAGAAAATATTTTCTGCAGCACTCAGCGTAGTCATAGGTTTTATTAACTTTTAATTTTTGCTTGAGTGTTTTCTTAAATTTCTTCGGACATACAGCAAATGAAACTTTATCATCGACAACTATCCAGGCTATAAAAAATCTATACGAATAATTATAGTGTTTTCGTTTTTGTCTAAGATTCATCACTCTACCTCCTCATTTTTTATTGATTCATACGCTCTTTTATAAGCATCCAAATATAGAAATACTATTTCAGACACTTTTTTACCAGCGAATTCAAGAGTCTCATAGTATTCTGAATCTTGTTCACTCAGGAATTCTCGAACAGTATCAGTAATGTGTTTGAATCCATGCCGATCATCGAAATTTTCAAATAGTTCATCAAAATAATATCGATCATTTTCGTCTAAGTCTTCATATCGCTTATTATCAAAGAAATACTCAAGAATAATTTTTTTAGCTTCCTCTTCATCATAAACAAAAAGATTCCGACTAGATGCTTTGATTTTTTCAATAAAATATCCAGAGTTATTTGTGAAATCCTTATAGAAATCTTCCCAATTACCCATATTGTTAAAATTTACTGCAAGCAGCTCTCCAAAATCCCCTGTGATAGCTAGAGATGAATTTTTCTTATCGAAAATATATCTTAGATTATACATTAGATTATATTCTGGACTATGATAATCAATGATTGTAATATCATCTAATTCGATTTTTTTAGCAATATGCTTGTTAAAATAGTGTGCAAATGATTCCATCACTCTACTCCTTGCTCTTAATTTCTCTAGTGAGTCTATTTTTTAAAACATGACTTGTAAAATAAATACCGTCTGCATATGTATAATAATCAGCGGTTTCTTCAAACCACTGACTTCGTGTGTACGGGTATCTGTTTGGTCGTTTCATGTTACCACCTCACATATAAGTATTTTGTATCGATGTCTTGTCCTAAAATACAATCTCTCAATGATCTCAAATCTTCTAACGCACTGCTAACAGTCCCCCATTTGTTCTCAGGTTCATACTGTATATACTTTTCAGGATACTGTTCCAATTCTGAGATACCACGTTGAATGTTTTCAAAAATCTGAGCGACATTGTAGATGGTACCTTGTTTGAAATCCCAATCCATAGCGATCCTGAACATTTTTCCAAGATTGTAAGTCGGAGAGCTATTTTCAGGTTCATCTATGCAAATATAGTCTCCGCTTTCTATTTTCGCTAAGATTTCCAAATCATAACTCATCTACCCGACTCCTCCGCATTATACTGCAACCATACTAGGCATTCATATAGATCCCTTGCTTGCCTTTTGATGTTGCTTAATGATTGACTGCTCAATTTATCATCATTTTGTAAGACTTCTATCTTGAGATTTAAAGTAGCAGCAGTCAATTCTTTTTCTTTTTTTAAACTTTCACTACATGACATCATTCCACCTCCTGAACTTCCACACCCTCGCAATCGAATATCCAACTCATACCATTTTCTTCTAGATCAGTTTTAGTATGATATCCTGAGTAGAATACTCCATCATAGCTAGAGAAAATATAATCTTCATCTTCCGTGTGATAGTACAACTTTTGTCCACTTGATTTCAGAGTTACAATATATCTCTTCTCGATCTCGTAGCCTAGAATCCATGCAAGACAGAATTTTTCGATATTGCCTTCGTAGAACCAATTGGGAACTCTCTTATCTTCGTAATCTTCGATTGTTCTCATTGCTCCATAAACATGAAAATTATATTTCTTTTTAAATTCTATATAGTCAGCTACGAATTTCGGAATTGTGACTTTCTCCGGTTCGTCTAGTTGTTTGATTGTATTGATGATCCTGTCTACATCAATACAATTTATAAATCTATTTTTATCTTCTTTCAAAGTTTTGCAATAATCAATCAAATCCTGCTTATTAATCTTCCAACTCCTCAATTTCTACTCCTAATTCAACAAGTTCTTGCTTTAGCATTTCAATTCGATTCTGGATGGTTTCTGTGATTAGACCAGACAATATCTCATCTGCTTGGATTTCTTTTGAAAGAAATCCAAAAGCCGTACGAAGAATATAATTAGTCTCTAGCCTTGTAATTTTAAGTTCACCCCAGCACTTGCGTTTAATTTCTAAGAAATATTTGTACTCTTTAATCAATTGATTGATATCTCTAGCTTTGTTTAAGTCTTCAAGCTTCATTCTCAAACTCCCACTTGTTTCTAAAAATCCAGCTCTTGCCCCTCATGGCTCAAAGACACAAGAGCTAGCAAATTCTTTATACGTCATTCGTCCAAGTCTGACGCATATTCTAGCTCGCTTTTAACGTGGTTCTCGGCACGTTGATTTTGTTGCTAAGTAGTAGCAATCTACCGCACCATAATCAAACCTCACATCGTCTTTCCCAATGTATTTTTTGAATTTTGGTCTGGTAATACCTGAGAAAGCCCACTGATGGTCTTTCATCCGTTCGATAAGTTCATCCACATTGTTGAAATCACCAAGAAAAAACTTGCAGTGCCCATTGTAGACGAAATATAGTCTTAATAACAAGGTGTCCCACCTCTCTAAAAGTAATCTTTCCTTTTATTTTTTAAGTCATTAAATACCATCAGATGATCATTGTCTACACCTTTCATCAACCGACTCATAAACGGCCGACCGTAGCGTTTCTGAATTTCTTGTGCAGTCAGATTAGTCGTGATAACCGTATTGGCCCTTTTGTTGAGAATGTTGTAAAGGATACCGAAGGACCACTCACTATCCTTCTCCATCCCAAGATCATCCAAGACCAAAAACTTTGCACTAGCGATTTTATTAACCAGGAACTCTTCCTGACTAAAGTCCGCCTTGATTTTCATCAGTAAGTCAGTGACATTGATAAAGATAGCAATTTCTTTTGTAGCTTCTGATAAAGCTTTCATCATTGCAAAAGCAAGATGGCTTTTACCCGTTCCAGCTTCGCCTTGAAAAACAACATTATTTCTAGCACCATCAGACCACTCCCGACAAATCCTATTTGCAAAAGCTAGCTTTTCCGCCTCTTTTTCAGTAGGTGTGTCAAAGTTATCGAGAGTAGCATTTTTCAGTACATCATCATAGAGAGAGAATCTCTCAAGATAGAACTTCCGCTCTCGTTCATGCTCAGCATCAGCCAACTCATTGACCTTTATTTGATTCTCTGCATGGATCCGTTCCGATTCACATAAGCGACAAAGGACATCATTTGTCCGAAGGATTTTGATAAGAGGAATTCCGTGCTTGTCGCAAATTTCATCCTGCTGTTCAGTATTCCTGAGGTAAGATGAAGCCGTTTCTTCTAGTGCATTGGTTACCATGACACCTTACCCCCACAAGCCTGCCAGCTAGCCATATCTGACAAGCAGGCTATGACAGTAGAGAGAGGTTGTTTTATAAGCAGTGACTTCTTTTCTTCGCTAATAGGATAAAATTCATCTTCAAATTGCTTGATAACTTCTAAAATCCCCATTCGTCTTTTACCTCCTGTCCTGATTTTTTCTCCTTGTGTTGCTTTTCCGATTGTCGAACTTGTTCAACTGTCGTAACCTGGTTCATCTGCCAATTTCTTAAAATGCCACCAATATATTTGATGTTTGGTTTACCTAAATTAATAGCTGTCTTCAATGCTTCTTTAACTAGCTCAGCATCATTTTCCTTTAGCAGATGATTGATTTCCTCAATCTCAAAACCTGATAGTAATCTACGAAACTCAGATTGAAATAATTCAAGGATGTTTTCGCTACTACTAGTAGTAGTTATATTCTTATCTTTATCTAATCTATTCTTAATCTTAGTCTTATCTCCTTCTGCTTCTTCTTCTAGTGCGTTACCGTCCGTTACTGTAACGTTACATGTAACGTTACCTAGTGCAAGACTTTTCTGCTTTTCACGGTGTCTTGCTACACGATTCCGTGTTTGTTCCTTGATTCTTTCCATGCCATCAATATTTTGGTGCTTCTCCCAGTTTGGTAATGTGATGACTCCGTCGATAATCTCAATCATTCCAAACTGTTCAAAGACTCCTAGAGCCATTCTTACACTATTTAGAGGTCTTTGAAAAATTGTAGCAAGCATTTCATCAGTGTAATGAACTTTATCTGACATCATCAAAAGTCCGTTGCGATTATGTTTGCCAGCAAGAGCTAGGATTTTAAACCAAATAACCAAAATTGCATCATGATCTGGTAGTGCATCAATAAGACGTATCTTTTCATCATCAAAAATATCCGTCGTAATCTTAATCCATTTGATTTCACTCATGCGCTATTCCCCCAGTATTTTTCTAGGTCAATATTCATCACCGCAGCAAGGTTCTTTTGCTCGGTCAAAATTTGTCTGCGATAGGGAGCCAGACCAGCTTGTCGCTCCTCTTCACTTCGTGGCAAGTAATATCCATTTGGCTTCATCTTCTTAGCTACGATAGGATGCCCAAAATTCACACGCAGACTCTCAATGATCTCTTCCAGCTTACGCTTTGACAGTCCAGTTTCTAGGCGGATTTCGCTCGCTTGAATGGGCAGGTCGAAAGTAGCGCAATTCATGATCATGTTTAACACACGGATTTCCATCTCGCTCATGTCACGGCTAACAGTCATGTCTTTGCCCTCCATTTTCTTTGATTCTTACGGAAATCCAAAGTCATTTCCTGATAAAGCAAACGCCCATTTTCTTCTAAGAGGCCTGCATTTTGACTTCTTAGAAGATCATTATTTCTCGCTTCTTCATGATAATCACGAGCCAGTCTGTCATAATCTTCGATGCATGCTCTAAAAACTTGTGGTACGTCCTCAATCGATGAAGGAAGTCCGACAGGTGGTTGGGAATCATAAGTGAATCCTCTATCACAGTTTTTCAAGTTTCTTCGGGCAACTTCTCCGAAATCTTCTGTTTTTTCAATGATGACTACTACATTTTGTTCATCCGATTTTTCATTTTTATCAGTCAGTAGCAACAGGATGAATACCACGATAAAGATTGCCACTAAGCCAAGCAATTGGCTTGATAAAGTTGGTTCTGTCATTTTGTTCTCCTTTACGCTCTTAATTTTCGTACTTGTTTTTCTAACTCTAAAATCTCATAAACATCATTGACATCGTACATAATATCTTTCCCTTGCTTACGAAATCTTAATCCTTTGCGTTCTAACTTCTTAATATAGCCGTGAGTAAAGCCGAACTTCTTCATCAAAGCCTGTTGATTGATTGGCATACGATCATTCTCTAACTGCTCCTTGACCTGCTTTTCAGCAAAGGCCAATAATTGATTCGTGAACAATTCAGCACTTTCGCCGTCCAATCGTAATTGTAACGTTATACCTTCCATTTTCTACATCCTCTCAACTATGCGGGCAAGCATTTTTGTGATATAATGGTTTAAATTACTTTAGTATGTGCCTGATTTCCGTCAGGCGCTTTTTTGTTTCCAGTTATGAAGTTACCGTTTCGGTGACTTTCTTGGTAAAAAAATATCTTGCAAAGGTTTATCAAAAAAGCTACGTAAGAAAAACATTTCATCCTGAGTAAAAGCGCTCTGTCCCTTCTCTTTCTGACGATATGCCGTCTCAGAAATTCCAAGCTTTTGAGCTAATTCTTTCTGTGTAATGCCTTTTTCTTTTCTTAGTTTATACAAATAAATTTGCACGTTCCTACCTCCTTATCTTAATTCATCTGAACTCTCAAAATAGCATTATCTAATTCCTGCTCAGAGCTTTCTTGCTTATTTTGGGTTTTGGCAATAAAGTCTGAGTAAGCATCTTTCCAAGCCTTGACTATTTCTGTAGTTGAGGCTTTTATTTTCCCGCTATATGGATACCGTCTTGGTCTCATTTCCTCACCCCTTTCAAATATGGTATAATCAAAATAAAACGATTGGAGAAATAATATGTCATTTGACCTTTCCAAATTAAGCCTAGGCGGTGGCTTCGCAGGCAATTCAAAAGCCTTTCAATGCCCTGTATGTTCAGGTTTCTCTTCCCATTTATGGACTTATAATCCTATTAATATCAATAGAGATTACAACGAATCTATCAAATTTATTATAATTGCACAATGTCAGGCCTGTAATCAATTTTCTATTTGGATAACAAATGAAATCCAAATAACGTATAGCCCCAGGGTCGTATTAAACACAAGCGATGCAACGTTGGCATTAATTTTTCCAAATGTTGCCGAAGGAGTACCTAAACCTAATAATGATATGCCTGATGATGTGAAAGAAATCTATATTGAAGCAGGCGAAGTTCTAAATATCTCGCCTAGAGCCTCTGCAGCTCTATCCCGTCTAGCTATTGAAAAGCTTGTTGCTCATTTAAACGCACAGGGTAAAGATTTAAATACCCAAATTGGAAATCTTGTCTCTAAAGGAATGCCAATAGAAATTCAACAAATGCTAGACAGTGTTAGAGTAATAGGGAATAATGCTGTACATCCAGGTCAAATAGACATAAAAGATAACAAAGAGTTAGCTTTATCATTGTTAAGTTTTATCAACTTGATTGTAGATAATCGAATCACCCAACCTAAAAAAATTCTAGACATATATAACCTATTACCTGATTCCTACCGAAATTCTATTGAAAGAAGAGACAATTAATTTTTCTCAAAGATTAATACATTTTCTTTGTCCCAATACTGAGTTACAACTCTAACCGGGTCATCTTCTGTTCCTTTCCCTCGTTTAAATGTAATTTTTATTAATTCAACAATTTCAACACTTTCCACCTCTTTTCCTCCTTTCTCTTTTTTTTGCTCTATGAGCAACAGCCTGCCAGGGAGTCGAACCCTTGTGCTACCGATCAGGCTACATTCATTTTGTCCATCATTCCTGCGAATGCTGCATCGAAACGAATGTCATCGATTTCGTCTTGAGTGAAACCAGCATCAAGAAGGTAACTCTCTTGGCGTTCGATCTCTTCTCCCAACTCTGTCCATCCGAAAGCAAACTGACGGCAGTTGTTCCAGAATGATTCAAGCTGACCATAGAGGAAGCGTTCCTCGTATGTGTTTTGAAGCAAGGTTTCTGCAACCACTGCTTTGAAGATGTTGATGGCTTTCTCGTTTAATGTGTTCATGATGTTTTCCTCCGGTCTGTTTTTGTTATTTCCTTAAGCTTGATTTAATTATATCACCATTTTGGTGACTTGTCAACAGTATTTTAATTAAAAAGTAAAAAAAGTTGCGTTTTCGGTGACTTTTTTATATAATCTACTTATAGAATTACTAAAATTGAGGTACGGAATATGGATTTGAAAAAATACATCGGAAACCAAATTAAAACTTTTCGAAAATCAGCCGGTTTTACTCAAGATGAACTTGCAAAAAGATTGAATACTACTAAACAAACTATTAGTAGATATGAAAAAGGAGATAGGAAAGCCAATCAAGACATGCTATTTGAGCTTTGCGATATTTTCGGTGTCTCAATAGATGATTTTTTCCCTTCTCAAAACGAGACTCTTCAATCCCCTACCACTTCCTCCATCCAAACCATCTACGATGAACTAAACCCTCCAAGACAAGTAAAAGTCCTGAATTATGCAAAGAGGCAACTGAACGAGCAGAAAAACGAAGAAGAAACGAAGGAAAACGAAGTATCAGAAGTTATTCAGCTCTACAGTTACGACTACTACGACCACCCAGCTTCTGCAGGTACAGGTCAGTATTTGAACGATGTACGAGTGGAGCGGATTGAGTTGCCAGTAGATATCGATGCCGACTTCGTCATTCCAATCAAAGGGGACTCCATGGAGCCTGACTATCACGACGGCGACCTGGTATTCATTCAGACCAGCGTGGACTTAAATAACGGTGTTATCGGAGTGTTCAACTACAACGGTGATGCTTATATCAAGCAGCTTGTCATCGACAAAGAACAGGCATACCTACATAGCTTGAACCCTGCGTACAAGGATATGCCAATCACACCAGAGACCGACTTCCGAATTATCGGCGAAGTCGTGGACATTTATCGGGAGAAATAAAAACCATAGCCGAAGAGGTCATGGTCAAAGAAGAATATCTAGCATTAGTAAATTAATCAGTAAGGAAAAAAATGAAGAAGATAACATTATTAACTACAATCGTGGTTCTTATAACTTTATTAGCATCTTGTAGTGAAACAAAAGAAAATAGCGCATCAAAAACTAGTGAAATATCAAAAACATCTTCTAGTTCTAGTCATGGACTTGAAAAATCAGAAGGCAAAGCAAAAATTAAGCCGGCTAAAAATTTTAAATCAACACCGATTGGAGATTATAAAATTGTAGACAATAACTGGTACGGAGCTTGGCCTGATGATACAAAATTAGTTATTGATGACTCAGTGATTCAAGTTATTGACCCAAGTACAGTTTTTTCAAAGTATTTAATTCATCTAAACGGGAAAAAAGATAACCCTGCCATTTTAAAAATATTTGTTGATGATAAAGAGGATTTTGATGTAACTAAGGTATCGAAATTTTATGTCAGAGCAAACGGAACTCACTCATATAAAGGGAAAGAAATTCCTCTATTTTTAGTGGATGGTTTTGAATATTAAAATAAAAAAATCCCCACACTCTCCGACCGCCAAGTTTTTGAGTGTGAGGGTTCAATCTTCCATGTGACAAGCAATGGAAAGGATGATAAAAAAATACAACTATAGTTTATCATAAGTTCTACACCTTTTCAACTATGCGGGCAAGCAATCGAAAAGAAAGGACTTTTTATGATAAAAAAATACATTACCAAAAAAGGAGAGACTAGATATCTCTTTCAAACATACCTGGGCATAGACCCTGCAACTGGAAAAGAAAAACGCACAACAAGACGTGGTTTTAAAACTATAAAAGAGGCCAAGACTGCCGAGCGTGATCTTCTCTTAGATGTTGAAGAGAATGGTTTTTCAAACAATGATGATTTTCAGAATCCTACTTTCGCTGAAGTCGCTGAGTTATGGCTTGATAGCTATAAAAGCACCGTCAAATCAACAACCTATCAGAATGTCAAGAAAAAACTTGATATTATGATTGACTTGTATTTTACAGATATGAAAATCAAGCAGATCAGTGTCGCTTATTGTCAAAAGGTTGCTATAAAGTTAAGTAATCGCTATATCCTATATTCCAATTACTACTCTGTCATTAGCCGTATTTTCAAGTATGCCACTTCTCTTGACATCATTAAGTCAAATCCCTTAGACAAGATTATCAAGCCTAAAAATAAACCCTTAAAGGGCAAAGAAAACTACTATACAAAACAGGAACTAACGGAGTTCCTTAAAGTTTCCAAAGCAAATTTTAAGCCTGTAGACTACACTTTTTTCCACTTACTCGCTTTTTCTGGATTGAGAACTGGAGAAGCAATCGGCCTCATGTGGTCAGATGTTGACTTTGAAAATAAACGGTTAAGCATTTCTCGCACGGCTGTCGTGATTGGCAACAAACAAACTGTTCAGGATCCTAAAACCAAAAGGAGTAAGAGGGTTATCACCTTAGATGATGAAACTCTGAATGTTTTGAAACTCTGGAAACGACAGCAAATAAAAGAATATTTCCAGGCTGGTGTGCCTTACAAACATGATTCAAATTATATTTTTACGAATGACATAGGGGGATGGCTTTTAGCCGCAACTATGAAAGTGAAACTTAGCAGATTCTTTCGTAAACACAATAAGCTTAAAAAAATTTCGCCTCACGGATTTAGGCATACACATGCTTCTCTCCTTTTTGAAGCTGGTGTTGCAGCAAAAATTATTTCAGATAGACTCGGTCACAATAATGTTCAAATCACTCTTGATATGTATACCCACATCAATGATAATCAACGTGTTGAAGTAGTTGACCAGCTCATGGATTTCATCCGCTCCAGCTAAAAGTAAAGTCGTATTCAATATCGTATTCACTTTTGGTTAACACGCTAGAAGTCCACTGTTTTCAAAGGATTAGCAAGCTATGTACTATTTATGGTATAATGAAAGAATGAAATACCCAAAAATTGATTTAAAAACCATTCGTCTGCAGACTAGGCAATTTCAGGCTGAAAATCCCCGCCTCTTTCTCGTCTATCTCTTACCTAGCATACTGGTCATCTTATCAGGCTTTCTCAACCCCTTGGCTCGTCTCCAAGAAAGTGTTTTAGAGCAATCCTTTTTCAGCATGCTGGCACAAGTGCTCCAAGCCTATCTCTTCCCGCTAGTGGTTTCTTTTGTGAGCACGATTTTTCTAGCAGGTGCTGCCTTTGCGACACTCCGACTCCTCAAGGATCCTGATACAGAACTCTCAGTAAAATCAAGTCTAGCCCTCTTTGCTGAAGAGCGCTTCTCGCAAACCTTCCTAACTCTGCTCCTCAAACGTTTCTACCTCTTTTTATGGAGCATTCCAAACTTAGTAGGCGTTTATTTTCTCTTTTATAGCAATCTCTTGGCTCGGAGATTTGTCGCCCTACATCCTGAATTTCCAAAATTAGACCTCTCATCCGTTGAAACCAAGCAATTCCTTATGACCTTTGGACTCTACTTTTTCGCGAGTCTCATCTTGATGATTGTGGGCAATATCCTCTATATCCCGCAACATTATGCTTACTCGCAGGTAGAATTCCTCCTCTGCGACACTCTGGATTTAGGACAAGTTAAACCCCGTCAAATCCTGAAAACCAGCCGTTTCTTGATGAAGGGTTACAAGTTTCAACGCTTTGTCCTCGACCTACAACTACTCCCTTGGTACTTCCTCAACTGGATTACTTTTGGAATTGCTAGCTTTTCAATCCTTCCCTATATCCAAAACAATCACATCTTCTTTTACAGAGCCCTACTAGCCCGTAAACGTCGAAATGGATAA